GTATTAGAAATCCACTACTAAAACAGTTGACAGGATTTGAAGGTACTGCACCTAATAACCCACTTAAGAAAGAGATAACTAGACTACAGTTAGACCCATTCAAATTATATAATCCTTACAGAGAAAAGAACACACCCTTAACGCTACTTACAGAGCAGATTCTACAAGGAAACTTAGCAGCTAATGTAGAAGCTTACATTAAAGAAGATGTATATTTAAATGCACCAGTAGATGCACAAAAGGATATGCTAGAACAAAGAATTAAGTTAGTTATAGCTGATACTAAAGATTACGCTACAGACATCCTTGATGAAATGGGTACTAATAGAGAGTACGATAATGACTTCTTTGCTTATTCTAGAGGTAAGTATAGAGCTATGAGTAAGAAAGAAAAAGAGTACGCTGATCTTGGCTTTGAAGAGTTAATTGAAGACTACGGGTATGCTGAAGTAGGATCAGACTTCTCTAGTGTAAGAGAACATATAAGAGATGAATATAGAGATAACCCTGCTCATAGAGACTCGATGGATGCATTACTAATACATCAGTATATACAAGCAGGTAAAAGAGCTAAAAGAGCAGGTAAAGTTATATCAGAAGCCAAGTAATTACTTTATACCGTGTTTCTTAGCACATTCCTTAGCCCACAGTGAAGCCTCTGTGAGACAATCTTTAGCTTTAACTAGCTCAGGACTGTCCCAGAGGCTTTTGCTTATGTGGACTTTTAGCTTATGTATCTCGTAAAGTAATATCTCTTCAAAGTGTTCTTGCTTAGAGTTAACATAATCTTTAGCTTCTTTTTCTAACTTCATAAGCCTTCTTTCATAAACACTTTAACCCACTCTGCACAGATACCGCTACGCACAATGTCTTCAATACCAAACTCAACAACAGGAACATTCAACATATGTTTTTTAGCTAAGTGTATGATCTTATAAAGACCAGACATTCTTGTTAGATCTGATTGTTGGATATCGCCGTTAAGCACAATAGTACTACCTTCACCTACCCTAGTCAACAGCATCTTAATCTCTGGTATCTCTATATTCTGTGCTTCATCTACAATGATAAACGCATTATCAAAGCTACGTCCACGCATTAAGGCTAGTGTAGCAACCTCAATATTACCACTCTTTAGAGCCGTATCTACAGCACCCTTACCTAAATGCTTTATAAGCACGTCTAGGACGGGCAACGCCCACGGCTGAGCCTTCTCTTCGAGTGTTCCTGGAAGAAACCCTATGTCTTTACCTACAGCTACGTGAGGGCGTGTTATAACGATCTTATCTATATCTTTAGTGATGTACAAATCTGCAGCACAAGTAGCTGTTACATAAGTTTTACCAGTACCAGCAGGACCTAGTATCAGGACTTGTTGGTTTCTTTTTATAGCGTCTATTAAATCTTTCTGTTTATCTGTCCTTGGAAGTATACCTGATGTAGTCTTTACTGCTGCACCCTTGTATGTTGTTTTTCGTCTAGAGCGTGTGGGCTTCTGTAGTGGCTCAAGATTGTTGTTCATTCTCAGTCTTTCTTAAATAGGCTAGTGCGTTTTCTAAATCTTCTATAGTATCACCCAGAGTACCAATACCTAAGTTACAAGGTGAACATAGCCAACCTCTAAATATTTCTCTATCATGACAATGATCTAAGACAGGTTTTTCTTCTTCCTTACCACAACAATCACAAGATCCTGAATATTTAGGTGCAGATTTTCTTAGTGTAAATGCTATTTTTTCTGAGTGTCTTGAACACTGTCTGCATTTACTATCCCTAGAGTTTCTATCCCCTGTTGCTCTTCTATATAACCTATAATCCTCTATAGGTCTAAGTTCTTTACATTTCTTACATATCTTTGCGGTAGGATCTGGCTTTTTATTAGTACTCTTAAAAAAGTCTAACTGCATTACAAAGCGCCCTCAGCAAAAGTACCAAGAAATTTCTTTAGCTCTGCATAACCACCAATGTAGCTACCATCAGAAGCAAAAATCTGTGGTACTGTTGTATGATTTGCCTGTCTTATGAGTGTTAGTACCCACTGAGAGCTACCTGATTCTACGTTATATTCTGTGTAGGCTATGTTAGACTCTCTTAGCATCATCTTAGCCATGTCACAGAAGCTACAGTTATCTCTTGTTATGATAGTATACATGTTTATCCCTTTAAAGTTGATACCTCACCGTATACCTTTTACAGTACAGGTGAGGTAATTCTATTTATGTTAAGTCTACAATTTCACAAGCGTCTCCAGAGCAAGCTAGTGTCTGGCTACCTGATGTATTGTCTTCACTCTCGTACTCAGAGAGCAATGACCAATCAATATTGGATGGCATAATACCTAACATCTTATGGTAAGCTGATTCATCACACTCTTGGTATGGTGCTTGTTGATACGTATGCTCATTAAACGGTAGGAATGATACACCAGACATTTCATCGAAGTGTTTGTACACGAATGCACCGACCTCGAACCATTCATCATTCTTTACGTTGATTGTAACGCTGGGCTTATGCTCACACCAGTGACGCTGATAGGCTAACCACATCTCTAGCTGTTCTATGGCAGTCATATCAGCAGTAACTGTTGCACCCTCTGGGGCTTTCATAGGAAAGCTAAACACTGTAGTAGCATCTGGCTTCATTACGTCTGGCTCATTAGGTATACCCTGATCAATCATGAACTTTGTCAACGGGTCTTTGTTGTCTCCACGAACAGTCCTAATATAATAGGCTGAGTGACGAGCGTGAATCCCACTGCTAGAGTCAACGAGTTGACTGACAGTACCGCTTGGTTTAACACAGCAGATAGCAGCACTGACAGGGATATCAAGGCGTTCAGCCCAAGTAGCGTTAGTAGTAACGGCGATTTGTTTAAGGTGGTCAAGAGTTTTCTCCAATCCTTTGTTTTTGAGGGTCATCAATGGGTTGTCCATAATGCCTGTTAATGACACACCAAGTAGTCTTTCTTCTTCGGTATTCTTAGTCCAGATCTTACGTAAGTAGGGAAACTTAGTGAAGCTAGACTGAATAGTACCAAGTATAGTTGCAAGCCTTACCTTCTCAGATAAGGTGTCCAGTGTGTCTGTTGCACGTACAACTACCTCCGTTAAATTACAGAACTGGTTCGGGCGTAGGATTATCTCACTGCAAGGATTCGTCCCGAACTCATAGTCAGAAACACGCCTTCCATTCTTAGCCGCTTGTACCTTAGATGCTTGTCTATTGAAGATACCTCGTTCACCTGAGCCAGACTCAACTAACGCCATCCACTCACGCATAAACGATAGACTGTCAGGCTTCTCAGTGTACGACACAGAGTTGTTAGCTAATGCACGTTGTGGATCATTCTCCCACCATGAGCCAGACTTAGCGTGACGCATTCTGTCGTCTGATAGATTTGATAATGAGATCATCGCTGAGCGTCTCACACCGCCTACCACAACTACTTCGCCTATCTTACACATAATGTCATGGCATTCTAGTGAGGATAACTTACGGTTTTGTGCATCCTTGAATGTCTTAATTACAAAGTTAAACAGATCTACCAACGGAGCAGGTCCTGATGCTCTACCACCAAACGTTTTAAGTGGCGCACCTGCAGGTCTAACCTTAGAAACGTCCCACGTAGGGATCTCACCACTATATAGTAATGCAATCATTTGTCGTAACGCTTTAGCCCAACCTTCTTTGCTATCCTTTACAACAATGTTTGTTTCACTGTTCCAGAGAAATGGCACTTCAGGTAGCTTAGATATGGATTGACGTTCTACAGAGAAGCCTACACCAGTACCACACAGTAGGATAAACATAGCTTCATCAAATGCTTTAACATCATCAACAGCTAAGTAACTACAATTATACATACAGGTATTGTCTCTGTCTGCTGCCTTACCTGCAGTCATTAGAGAGCGCATACTGGGCATCACTTCTAAGCCTAAGATAGCTTGCTCCAGTTTAAACTTAGTTTCAGGATCAGCCAAGTTTCTTATTACATTAGCAGAATATCTCACAATAGTATCTTCCCACGATTCACGTCCATCACCCTCATAATACTTAGCATAACGTGATTTGTGTATGAATGATTGGTAGTCTGTTGGTAAGTGATTGTTCATCTGTTGTCTCCTGATCCCTGTATCTTGTTTCGTTCCTTTCGTGATGAAAGCTTCTCAATGTTTATATTAGCTATCTCGTCTAGGTTATACCCTATATCATTAGCCAGGTTAGCCAGATACCAGAGTACATCTCCTAGTTCCTTCGCTACTTCATGCCTATTAAAATTATTATCTCGTACCTGTTTCTTAACCTTCTCAGCTATCTCTCCTGCTTCGCCACACAAGCCCAACGTTGGGTATAGAACCTTATGTGTTGCAGGATATATAGCGAAGCCCACCGCCTTAATTTGATACTCTCTTAAACTATTCATTTAACTCTCTCTCTTTTACTATTACATTGTTTACTTCAACATCGTCTACGTCATAGAACGTATCCAACACTAAATCTTTTACATCATCCGAGTGTGACTCCTCATGAGACGATAGGATGTTGTTATCTTTACTGACTGTAACCTGCATTGTTACGTCAAAATTCTTGTCACTCATTTATGCTTCTCCGCAAGAGCCTTGTTCATTCTAGATAAGTACCATGCTGCCTTCTTCATATCCTCTACACCATTACCCTTGTAGCGGTATCTGTGTTGATACTTAATCATGTTGCCATGACAATATGCGATGAAACCATCCAGGCCTACTACTTGTTGAATATAGTCTATGCACTCAATACCATCTTGATTGTAGTGCGCTGGTTTATTAACTGGATCAAACCCTTGGTTTTCTCTCTGTTTTTCTAGATTCCATTTAGCCATTATGCGCTCCCTTTTGTCTTAGTAAACTTAGTCAATGTTATTACGTTACTGTTATCATCTGTTTCGTACTCTGCAAAAGGTGATTCATCTAATTCAGCAAACAGTTTTTCACGCCACTTGATTACTTCGTCTACGAGTTCTTCTTTATCGTCTGAATACGAAAGAAAAGATGTCATTAGAGTGATGATATTAACCATACCTCGTTGTATGTTTAAGTCTAGATTTATTGTTTCATTCATAGCCACTCCTGTAGCTACGTCACCTTCCCATTCACCATTGGCTTCATACAAAGGCTTGATAACCAGAGCCATTTCATCGTCATCTAACTGAAACACCATTAATCTTTCCTTTTTGTTTTAAGTACTATCTTATCTTTTTTAGATCTTGTACCCTTTTCTGTCAACCATTCTTGCGGTATTATTCGATGCGACCAAAGAAAATTATTCTTATCACACCAATCACAGTATCTACTCTTAGCACCCTTGTACAACTTGGCATTAGCGTTACTAAATACAAACCTAATATCCAACTCTGGATGTTGTTTCTGTATGGCTAAATGCTTACGTTTATCATCATTATCAAGTATACCTTTTGTCTCAATTATGATGCCGTTGTCTAACTCAAAGTCTGGTGTATAAGTTCTGTAACGTAGGTCTTCCCACTCTATCTTCAGTAGCTCATACTTAACTTCTTTTTGGTGTTCGCTTAAGAATGCAGCGGCCTGTTTCTCAAGACCACTGCGGTAACGTCGAGAGTTGTGATATCTCGCTGTTGTTCTTTTAGCCATCAGTAGTTTCTTCTGGCTTAGCCTCAATCATACCTGCTAATTGATTACATCGTGCTTCAAGTACTTTAAATACATATTCACATCTTTGCATCTCACCTTTAGCAAGCATAATTTCATTATACATAGCTATCTGATCTTCATTGAAGTCTTCAGTATCATATTCTTTATCATTTATAGTTAGTTTAGGCATTAGTCTTCCTTTAAAGTTATATAGTCAATCATAGGTG